GAGGAGTTTGAAATGCCTATTAAAGATATTAAGACCATGATTGCGGAGTCAAGGGAATGAAGACCCTTGTGTATATGCGCGTAGCAATTACCGCTATTGCTTGCTTGTACTTGATTGCAATGCTTTAAAGGAGAGGCTATGGAGCAAGTCAATGGTAATGACCCAACGGTAGCTGCACAAGATGCCAAGATGATGTACATGGAGCGTGTGTACAAGATGACCCACGCAGAGTTGTTCCATGAGCTGATGCGGGTGCATACCGAGTCAGCAAGAATGATTATGGAACTGCAAGCCGAGATTGAACGATTAAATAGCGCCGATCAAGATGATGGCAAATGAGTCCTAACCTCGATGTCAAGAAACTTGGGAAAGAATTGGCGAAGTTTGCAACGGATGGGGGTGATATTTACTGCCGCGCTTGTATGCGGCTGTGGGAGTCTTTGCCCCCTGATGACAAGAACTATGCCATCTATAAGACCGCATTAAAAGAACTCTATAAAACACCACTAGGACAAGACTATGTACGCTTCTACAAAGTTTGAAGACATTACTATTGTTGCCATCTACGGCGATGGACGCGGCAGAGTTGCCGTACCTGCTATTAAAAAGACGTTGGAAGCCCTCCCCGGCGCTCGTACCCTTTTAATTACCAACGTGGAGCTAGACATCAGCGGCATCCCGCAAATGATTCTTTCAGCCCCCTTGGACTACCACGGGTATAGCGAGTTTGTTATGTATTCCCTGCATAACTACATTGATACGAAATACGCGCTTATCGTGCAACACGACGGATGGGCGCTAAATGGTGAGAACTGGAATGATGACTGGTTCAACTACGATTACGTCGGTGGATTTACCCACGCCGCTTTACTGCCCAATGGCGAGTTTCATACCATGTACAACTGGGTAGAGAAGGGCGACGCACTGGTAGTGCAAAACGGTGGCTTCTCCCTGCGCTCTAAAGCCTTCTTGGAAGCGCCCTCCAAGTACGGCATCATGCGCCGCCAAATGCCTGATCCTATGTTGATGAATGAAGACGTACAACTCACCTGCTTCTTGCGACCTGCTATGGAAAAGATTGGCATAAAGTATGCGCCAGATGAGCTTGCCAAAACCTTTGCCTTTGAACACTTTGGTCAGCCCCATGAAGGCATGGATATAGCCAAGATATTTGGACACCACAGCCGATTTAGACAACTGCTCTCTAACGGCGAGATGCTTTGGAAATTGACTAAGGAACAGCAATCTCAAATCATGGGTGAGAATGTGGCCTACGACCTGTTTGCACGGCACTACGGGTACACCATCCATGCAGTTTGATCGCAAGAACTTCTACCGCTTCTGCCGACAACTAAGGATTGAATCCAAAGAACTCGGCATGATCACACTGGGCGACCAGCTACTTGGCACCCAAACCTATGTCATGGATGAGGTTGCCCGTGGCCTAAAAGAAGACATCCACTTCTTCGTGGTATTGAAAGGCCGACAGCTTGGTATTACCACCATCTCGCTTGCGCTTGACCTGTACTGGCACTTTATCCACCCCGGCATGCAAGGCACGCTAACGACGGATACCGAAGAAAACCGGGAGCAGTTCAGAAGCACCCTCTCGATGTACATGGACGGTCTGCCCAAGCAATACAAGATTCCGCTGATGAGCCACAACCGCAATCAGTTGGTTCTACAAAACCGTAGCCGCATGTTCTATCAAGTCGCTGGCACTCGCGCTAAAGGTGGATTGGGTCGAGGCAAGGGCATTACCTTCTTGCATGGCACGGAAACGTCTTCATGGGGCGACGAAGAAGGTCTGGCATCTCTCTTGGCTTCTCTGGCTGAGAATAACCCGCTGCGCTACTACATGTTTGAGTCCACCGCCCGTGGCTTTAATATGTTCCACGATATGTGGACAACAGCCAAGCGAGCCAAAACCCAAAGGGCAATCTTTTGCGGCTGGTGGCGCAATCAGCTCTACACCGTCGATCACAAGTCCAACATCTACAAAACCTACTGGGATGGCAAATTGTCACCCGAGGAAAAGGAATGGACGAAAGATATTCGCAAGATGTACAACTATGAGATCAACTCCCGGCAGATCGCATGGTGGCGCTGGAAGCTACATGAAGGCTTAAAGGACGATGGCCTAATGTATCAGGAGTTTCCGCCAACAGAAGACTATGCCTTCGTCATGACGGGTACATCCTTCTTCTCTACCGCCCGTTGTACCGACTCCATGAAGGAGGCCAAGCGTACACCCTTTGTCTCTTACCGATTTAGCATGGGAGCCAACTTTCAAGATACCAGTTTGATTCAAAGCAATGAGCGTCTGGCAACCTTGAAGATATGGGAAGAACCCGTTGCCAACGCCTACTACGTCATTGGCGCTGACCCGGCTTATGGATCGTCCGACTGGGCAGATAGATTCTGCATTCAGGTCTTCCGTTGCTATGCCGATGGCATGGATCAGGTGGCAGAATTTGCGTCTGCTGAACTAAATACCTATCAATTTGCGTGGATTGTTTGCTATTTGGCTGGCGCTTATGGCAATTCCCTACTAAATTTGGAGGTAAATGGCCCCGGTCAAGCCGTAATCAACGAGATGCGGAACCTAAAACGGCAAGCCAATACCCTGCCAACGGCTGAAGCCCGTCACTTGCAAGACGTTTTGGGCAACATGCAGCACTATTTGTGGCGCAGGAACGATAGTTTTGGCATTTCCAACAGCATTGGATGGGTGACAACCCACTCCAGCAAGGAAAGAATGCTCAATTACTTGAAGGATTACTTCGAGCGTGGCATGTTGAAGGTGTATTCAGAGGAGTGCATCGACGAAATGAAGGGGATTGTGCGCGATAACGGCACCATTGCCGCCGCTGGCAGGTCAAAAGATGACCGTGTGATCGCTTGCGCCCTAGCTGCTGCTGCTTATGCAGAGCAATTACAGCCTAGATTGATCGCAAATCGCGTCACAAGAGACAAAAAAGAGGTAAAAGACGCTGAAAATGAGGCTGGAGGGCAGGTTCAGGTGCAAAAACAGGTGTCTAGCTACCTAAAAGCACTGGGTTTTTGATGATTTCCGTACTTTCCATCGTCGAAATTAAGCAAAGACTGCACAATATGCGCGAAAACAGGCGCAGAGGCTACTCTATGGCGGCCTTCGCTAAACTGGCTGGTGTGGACTATCGGAACATGAAAAAGGCGTTTTTTGAGCTAAAAATGCCCGTTTCAGGCACTACTCAGCGCCGAATATCCAAGGCTTTGCTAGCAATGGAGAACGGCGAGGCCGGAATGCGAATGGATATTGCCGGTCGCATGGTGCTGGACTACCACCCACCCAAAGATTTTGGCAAAACCATGCGCCGTGGCTACACTTTGGAAATGAGTAACGGTAAAATCTCACTGTCTGTCAAACCAGTTAATAAGTACGACTATACAAAACCACACTTGTTAAAGAAATGAGGGGCTAAATGGCTGTATTACACGACTATAAATGTCCGGTGCATGGATACTTTGAGAGCTTTGAGGCAGTTTGTCCGTCCGGCTGCACAGATGTACAATTAGTTTTCTTGCAACCCGTTGGTATGCAAAGTGATAGCACCAAGCATAATGACAAAACGCTAAAACAACTTGCGCTAGATTTTAAGATGAGCGATATTAAATCCACTAGAGAGGGTGAGGCGCAGCCGCCACGCCATGCAACACCGAATAATCCGTTTGCTCCACGTTGGGGTTCGCCTACGGAAGTGGGTGGCTACAACTTAAATTCGATTGCTGGTGAATCAGTATCAGGAATGCAAGCGGTCAAACAATCTGGCGCTAATTTAACTGGCCCCAAGGTTGGTTCATATATTCCTGACCATGAAAACTTGACGATACAGAAATGAGAATACCTGAGACACCCGTCGAAAGACAAGCGTTCTATGTTGACATCATGAACAAGTGTCTGGTGTCTCAAGGTGAACGTCAAGCACAGTATTCCTCACTGCGCTCTTACTACCTTTTTGGTGCAGATCAAAACTCTGCGCCAGCGCATTTCAATAAAATCTATCCGCACATTGATCAGCTATCTGCCTTTATGTATTCGGCAGATACAACGCGCTTCTCCATTAAGATGGGCGCATCTGTGCCGGAGTCTTTTAAGAAAAAAATTCCTGCGCTAACCCAAGCATTGCATGACTACTGGACTGCCAGTAACGCAGATCAAGTCTTTGGTGCCGCACTAAACTGGGCGTTCTGCTACAACTCTACGTTTCTTAAATTGATATGGCGCAATGGTATTCATCCTTACATGGTGGAACCCGGCGTGTTTGGCGTACTTCGTGAAGACACGCCTTACACAGACCGCCAAGAAGCGATGGTGCAAGAGTTCTACATGACAAAATCAGAACTCTACTCGCGCCTCTACTCGCATGAGAAGCGTGATGAGATTCTTTCCCGCATTGCTTTAGCAGAACAGCAAACCAAAAAGTATCCCGAAGGCGTTGAGCGTTTGGTGACTTCTGCCATTGATCCAACCATCTACGGCAACGTGCAGATGAACTTGGCTGGCAGCATGAACTACACGCCGCAGATTGCAGAGCCGACCGTCAAGATGCGTGAGCTGTGGATTTATGACGATAAAGTCAACGACTACGTTTGCGTCACCATTGCTGATCCTGATATTGTGATTTATGACCGCGCCTCTAAGAGCTTGTTCTTGGAGGGTGAGCAGCCATTTACACAAATCTGCCCATCACCGCAATATGATTACTACTATGGTCAGTCTGAAGTGCAGCGTCTTGTGTTCCTGCAAGAGATGCGTAATAAACGCACCGGACAGATTCTCGAATTGCTTGACAAGCAAGTTACCCCACCCAAAGCGTTTATCGGCTTCCAAGGTATCTTGGATGAAAAGATGTTTGCGCTTAATCGTGCTGGCGGCATGGTGGCCTCTGACATGCCAAACGCCAAGGTAGAAGAATTTACGCCCAATATTCCAAATGACCTATTCCGCGAAATTGCCGAGATTGATGCCATGTTTGCTGAAGCCTCTGGCATTACCAGCGTTCTCTCAGGTCGCGGAGAAACCGGCGTTAGAAGTCAAGGCCATGCGTCGCAGCTTGCCCGCCTTGGTTCTTCCCGCGCCAAAAAACGTGCGCTGACTATTGAGGACAGTCTTGAGAAGATTGCAACGCAGTATCTCAAGATGATGATGGCTTATGACGATACCCGCTACCGTGATACCGATGGCAATGAGTTTATTGCCGCCCAGTTCACCAGCGACTTTGTGGTCAAGGTCGATGCTCATTCCAACAGCCCAATCTTCATGGAAGACGCAAGAGACTTGGCCTTTAGCCTGTACAATGCTGGCGCAATCAGCCGTTCTAGCTTGCTTGAGATGGTTGAGCCACCCATGAAGGATCGTTTGATTGAAGAAGTCAAAGTCATGGAAG